AGAGAGATAGGGCTGTCAATGCGTTTAGGGAAAAATTGCGATTAGAAGATAAATTAAAAGAAAAACCCAAACTTCCCAAAGCCGTACAAGCAGACCCACTGGCAAGCCTTAAAGGTCAAGTTCAATCATTAAAAGAAAGTGTTCTTCTAGCAAAAACTCGCAGTGCAGAAGAAGAAAAGCAGCAGCAATTGTTGATTGATATTGGCAACCTTACTGCGATCAGAGCCGATAGCAATGCTGCATTAGTTGATCAAGCGATCAAGCTGACCGGTCAGTTGTTCTATGAAACTCAACTGCAAGATCAAGCGGCAGATACAGCTAAACAGGCGGCCAAGGACAAGAAAGACGCGCAAGACGCAGAAGCGCGACGGGTTAAAGACTTAGCAGATAAATACAAGCAAGTGGGTGATGCTATCAAGACCCACGTGACCGACTCAATCATGGATGCGATTGACGGCACCAAATCGCTTGGCGAATCTGCTCTGGGCATCTTAAAAGATTTAGGCAAGCAATTTTTGCGGCTTGGTATCAATCAAGCGTTTGGGGCACTTGGAAGCACTGGTGGAATCCTTGGCAAGCTGTTTGGCGGTGGCAGGGCTTCTGGCGGCACTGTGCAAGGCGGCACGTCTTACATGGTTGGCGAGCGTGGCCCTGAATTATTTACCCCTGGGCGCAGTGGCAGCATTGCGCCGAACAACGCAATGGGTAACGCTAGTGTGACTGTGAACGTTGATGCTTCTGGCTCTTCTGTTGAAGGTGATGGCGATCAAGCCGCGCAACTTGGCAAGATGCTCGGTGCTGCTGTCCAAGCAGAGCTAGTCAAACAAAAACGCCCTGGTGGTTTACTCGCAAGCTGATGGCCAACTTTCCAGATTTTGATCCCGCGCCAGGTTTAACTAAAACCAGCGCACCAAGCGTCCGAAGAGTACGGTTTGGCGATGGATACGAGCAACGCACAAGCCTAGGGATTAACCAGAATCCTAAAATTTATAACCTAACGTTCAACGTATCAGAGTCTGAGTCAGACACGATCGAAACATTTTTGGATGATCGCGCTGCTGACAATACCAGCTTTACCTATACGCCACCTGGAGAATCAAGCGCATCAAAATTTGTTTGTGAAGAATGGAGCAAGTCAATTTCTTTTTTAGATCGCGCCACAATTAACGCCAGCTTCCGCGAAGTATTTGAACCGTAATGGCTTACACCGCTTGGACCGGCAGCACTTCATTTTCTGTTGGTGACGTTAGACGTGCCACTAGCACGCAAAATAGCGGCCTCGTATTTCAGTGCTCAACTGCTGGAACGTCTGGAAGTTCCGAGCCTGCTTGGCCTACAGACATTGGCAGCACGCTGACCGACAACACTGTTGTTTGGACTGCAATCAGCTCTGTTTATGCCGATGTTTCGGCGCTAGCTCCAAACGCAATTATTGAATTATTTGAATTGCACTATGACAGCACGCTCCATGGCAGTTCTGACGTGCTGCGTTGGCACGCAGGATCAAATGCAAACGTGTCGGGAAATATCACGTGGAACGGCAATGCTTATACGCGCATTCCAGTAAAGGCAGACGGTTTTGAATACACAAATGCTGGAGCCTTGCCAAGGCCAACGTTAACGGTCGCTAATCTAGATGGAACAATCACGGCACTACTCCTTGGGGTAAATGACGTAACCGTCGGCAACGACTTGACGGGCGCTAAAGTTAAAAGAATTAGAACACTCAAAAAGTTTTTAGACGGAGAGTCAGCTGCGGACCCATACGCAACGTTTCCTGTTGAAGAGTGGTACGTAGATCGTAAAGCGACTGAATCTCGCGATGTAGTTGTTTTTGAACTTGCAAGCAAGTTGGACTTGCAAGGCAAGGAGCTGCCTAACCGTCAGGTTGTAGCAAACGTGTGTCAATGGAAGTATCGAAGTCCTGAGTGCAGTTATTCAGGCAGTAGTTATTTTGATGTAAACAACAACAGTGTCAGCACTTTCGCTGAAGATGCATGTGGCAAGCGTTTAAGCAGTTGCAAAGCGCGTTTTGGCGAAAACAATGAACTACCCTTTGGATCATTCCCTGGAGCAGGACTTACTTCATGACTCTGCCTTCATCCGTTGTTGAACAAATTTTGGCTCATGCGGTTGAAACAAGTCCTAAAGAGTGCTGTGGTTTAGTTGCAGTCGTAAAAGGCAGGCGCAAGTATTTTCGTTGCAAAAATATTGCTGATACGCCTGATGAGCATTTTGTCCTTGATCCAGCCGATTATGCAGCTGTAGAAGACAAGGGTGAGATTGTAGGGGTAGTACACAGCCATCCCTTTACTAATCACAATCCTTCTCCTGCCGACCGTGTTGCTTGTGAGCAAAGCGGACTACCTTGGCACATCGTTAATCCAACTACAGGAAACTGGGGGTATTGCGAACCAGAGGGCTTTGAACTCCCGTATGTGGGACGTGAGTTTTCTCACGGCGTTGTGGACTGCTATTCCTTGGTGCGTGATTGGTACAAGCGCGAGCTAGGAATACAGCTGGGCAATTATTTTCGGCGCGACCGATGGTGGGATAAAGGAGAAAACCTGTATCTAGATAATTTTGAGAAAGAAGGTTTTAGGAAGATTTCAATTATGGAGGTAAAGCGCGGTGACCTGTTGTTCATGCAGTTGGCGTCTCGAGTACCAAACCACGCTGCAATTTATTTAGGTGACCAGGTTGTCCTGCACCATGTGCAAGGGCGTTTGTCTAGCAGGGACGTTTACGGCGGGTATTATTTGAAGAACACTGCTTGCGCCTTGAGGCATGAAAGTCGTTAAGGTCTATGGCGCTTTGCGTAAGGAGTTAGGCCAGACTCGGTTTGAGTTTGTGGCTAATACCCCTGTTGAGGCAATGCGGGCGTTGTTGGCTAATTTTCCGCGCTTACAGCAGTGGCTCATTGATAGTGAGAAAAGAGGTGTGGCATATCGAGTAACGGTAGGCAAGCAAAAAATTCACAACGACGACGTGTCAGGGCTGTTTACCCCTTGGAGTGAGCGTGAGGTATTTAGTATTACGCCTGTTATGGCTGGTGCTGGAAGAGGCATGGGCATGATGCTGCTTGGTGCGGTATTGGTCGGCTCGGCAATTTTTTCTGGCGGAGCAACACTGGGCCTATCAGGTTTTGCGTCGGGGGCCGTCGTTGGCATTAGCACGCCAACCGCACTTTTCGGTGGAGCCTTAGCAGCAGCGGCAGGCAACATTGGTATTGCTTTAACTTTGGGAGGTGTTGCTCAAATGCTTTCGCCCGTGCCAAAGCCTCCTCGTGAGGCGTCTAGGCTTGAGTCAAACAGCTTTAGTGGAATTGTTCAAACAGCGCGTCAAGGCGTTCCAGTACCGATAGCTTATGGGCGCTTGTTTGTTGGCTCGGCAGTGATCTCTTCCGGCCTTGACATCGATCAGGTTTAATCATGACAACATCCAAATACATTGCAGGTGCAGGTGGTAGTGCTGGCGGAAAGGGTGGAGGCGGTAACACCCCATCTGAAGCTGACGACACCCTCCAGTCAAATCAGTTTGCCAATGTTTTAGACCTGCTTAGCGAGGGAGAAATCCAAGGGCTTGAGGAGGGTGATAAAAGTATTTTTCTGGATGACACGCCGTTGCAGGCAGCCGACGGCACCTACAATTTCCAAGGGGTCAAAGTTTACCCAAAAACTGGAACTCAAATTCAGCTTTATATTCCTGGAGTTTTCGGCAACGTTGAATCTGAAGTCTCTGTAAGCACTCAAGTAGAAAACGGAACTCCTGTTGTACGAAGTATTACCGACTCTAATGTTGATCGCGTAAGAGTTTCAATCAGTATTCCTTCACTTCGCGAGATACAAGATGACGGCGACATCGTTGGCACGTCTGTCAGCATGTCTATCCAGGTTCAATATGATGGGGGAGGTTATAGTACTATCCGAACAGATACCATATCGGGCAAAAGTAGCTCAAGCTATCAACGCGATTACTTGCTAACTCTTTCAGGCGATTTCCCGGTTGACATAAAAGTTGTCCGAAACACGGCTGACTCCAGCAGCATAAGTCTTGAAAATATTACTTTTTGGCAAAGTTTTACTAAGATAATTGACGCAAAGCTTCGATACCCCAATAGTGCTTTAGTCGGACTACGCATTGATTCAAGTCAATTTAGCGGCATTCCAAGGCGTAAATATCTTATTCGTGGCATTAAAGTTCAAATTCCTAGCAACGCTACTGTTGACACAGTTACTCATCCAGGGCGCATAACGTATTCAGGCGTGTGGAACGGCACATTCAAGTCGAGCCCTGAGTGGACTAATGACCCAGCTTGGTGTTTATGGGATTTGCTGACCGATGAAAGATATGGATGTGGTATTCCGGAAGCTTCGCTGGATCGGTATGATTTCTTTTCGATCAGTCAGTATTGCAACGAGCTTGTATCTAGTGGGAAAGGAGGGTTAGAGACTCGATTTAGCTGTAATTTACTAATTAATCAGCGCAAAGAAGTTTATAATGTGATTCAAGAAATGAGTAGTATTTTCCGTGGTATTTCATACTACGGTGCAGGATCTCTTGTCTTACAGCAAGACAAACCTGCAGACGCGCAGTATGCCCTAGGCCCTGCCAATGTTATAGATGGAATGTTTTCGTATTCTGGGTCATCGCTTCGCAGTCGTCACACCACTGCAACTGTTGCGTACCAGAACTATGACGATTTGGGAGAAGTTGCTTTTGAATACGTTGAGGATGCTGACGCTATTGACAAGTACGGCATAAACAATAAAGACATCAAGGCTGTTGGTTGTTACTCGCAGGGCCAAGCACACCGAATTGGTAAATGGTCTTTGTTGAGCGAACAAAACTTGCACGAGACCTGCAGTTTTGGAGTTGGCCTTGATTCAGGTATCGCTCTTCGCCCTGGAATGGTGGTTGACATCGCAGACCCGTTGCGCGGTGGGACGAGAAGAAATGGCCGTGTCTCTTCATCTACGACAACTGTTGTGACGGTAGATAGCAGCAGCAACCTTTCGGTAAACATGAGTAATAGCCCTACTCTGTCGGTAATTTTGCCGACAGGTTTGGTTGAGACTCGCAGTATCAGCAGCATCAGCGGAAGAGCAGTAACTGTTTCTTCAGCGTTTAGCGAGGCTCCAGCAAGTAATGCACCTTGGTTAATTCAAACCAGCGACATTCAATCACAGCAGTTTCGTGTTGTCAGCGTTGCTGATGCTGAGAATGGAACGCTGGGCGTTACCGCAATTAAATACAACGAGAGTATTTATGCCGCTGTTGAGCGTGATCTAAGTCTGACTGAACGGGATGTCAGCAACTTAAACGAGCAGCCAAGTGCCGTTGAAGGTCTCGACGGCCAAGAGTATCTATATCAAGAGGGCCAGACAGTCCACACCGGCTTCTCGTTGAGCTGGGTGCACAACAGAAAATTCTTGCAAGATTTTGTTGTTAAGTACAAGCTAGATAACGACAACGCTGTATCTGTAACCACATCTGACCCTTCAATTACGCTTACAGCATTGCGAGCTGGTGTACTAGAAGTTCAAGTTGTAGCAAGAAATTTCTACAAGAGGCAAAGCTCAGTAGCTTCTGCAACGTTCCAGCTGACAGGAAAAACAGCACCTCCTGCAGACGTGCAGAACCTGTCCATTGAGCCAATTAGTTCCAATAGTGCACGCCTGCGTTGGGACAAAACGGTTGATCTTGATGTAAAAGTAAACGGCCTAGTCCACATTAAACATAGCAATTTGACTGATGGGTCAGCGACCTGGCCTAACTCAACTAATCTAATTGTTGCTGTACCAGGTAACTCAACTGAAGCAATTGTTCCGCTAGTTGCCGGAGAAATATTTGCAAAGTTTGAAGACGACCTTGGAAACAAGAGCATAAACGCGACAAGCGTACTTGCTCAGCTGCCTGAAACATTTGAGCGTTTAGTCATTGAAACTCGCAGGGAGGATAGCGACACTCCAAAGTTCCAAGGAGATTACAACAAGTGTTTTCGCGATGACACGCTGCAAGCTTTAATCCTTGATGGCAATAGCAAGATTGATGCTGTTTCAAGCTTTGATTCAATCAGTTCTTTTGTCACAGCCGGAGCCCTTGAAGTCTTTGGGGAATATGAGTTTCCCAGAACGCTGGACTTAGGCGAAAACTACGGGGTTCATATTGAGCGGCATCTTGTAACAGCGGCTTTCTTCCCAGATGACTTGGTTGATTCTCGAACGGCGCTAGTTGATTCTTGGACTGATTTTGATGGCGGGGACGCAGATGCAGTTAACGCAAAGCTTTATCTAAGAAGCACTTCAAACGAGCCAAGTCCATCCGCAACGTATGGAGCATGGCAAGAAGTTGTATCTGGAACGTTTCAGGGCAGAGCCTTCCAGTTCAAAGCTGAGCTAACGACTGCTGATGCAGCGCAGAACATCATAGTCAATCAGTTGGGCTATAGAGCCCTATTTCAGCAGAGGCAAGAAAACAGCGATGGTGTTATTGCTTCTGGAACAAGCACGAAGAGCGTTGCTTTCGGAAAAGGTTTTTTTACCGGCAACTCGATCACTGGAGGAGCAAACACCCATCTACCAAGTGTTGCAATTACTGTCCACAACCTTGGCGATGGCGAAAGACTGAACGTCAGTAACGTCAGCGCCACCGGCTTTGATGTGGATATTTTGGATTCAAGCGACTCAAACGTTGATCGCAACTTCACCTATGCAGCTGTGGGCTATGGCAAAGCCGTATAAAATAAAATGATGTTGTCCGTTAAAGGCTAAGAATGGCTACTCACGATTACGTGATCGAAAACGGCACGGGTGCGGCTGTGCGTAGCGATCTGAACACCGCTTTGGCAGCGATTGTCACCAATAACAGCAGTAGTCTAGCGCCAGCAACAACTCATGCGTACCAATGGTGGGCAGACTCAGGATCCGGCCTGCTGAAGATACGAAACAGCGCCAATAGCGCATGGGTCACCGTGGGTAAGCTTGATGGAACGGAGTTGCTCCCTGACGGCAGTGCTTCCAGCCCTGGCCTGAGTTTTGTAGACGACACTAATACTGGAATTTTTAGCGGTGCTGCTGATCAGATCAACGTTTCTACAGGCGGTTCGGAGCGTCTTCGCATTGACAGCAGCGGAAATTTTTTAATAGGGTCCTACGGAACTTCAGTGCCCGGATTCGGTAATTCAACGGTTGGTATGGCGCTTAGTGCGCCTAGTGACGGCACATCGCTGATGATTTCTCGTGCATCTAACGTTGCGATTCACGCAAACAGAAATTCAGACGGCCAAGTAATTTCTATTCAAAAAAATGGAACGCAAGTCGGCAGCATTTCTATAAGCGGCTCTTCTACGTCTTACAACACTTCGTCAGACCACCGGTTGAAGGAAAACGTTGCCGCTCTGCCGGACGGTATTACTCGTGTAAAACAGTTGCTGCCCAAGCGGTTTAACTTCATTGCCGTACCCGAAATAACAGTTGATGGTTTCCTGGCGCACGAAGCACAGGCCGTAGTCCCAGAAGCTGTCACTGGAACGCACAACGAAGTTGACGGCGACGGCAACGCCGTTATGCAAGGTATTGATCAAGCAAAACTTGTCCCATTGCTGACTGCAGCTCTGCAAGAAGCAATCGCTAAGATTGAAACGCTTGAGACCAAGGTTGCTGCACTCGAGGCGGCCTAAGTTACAATCGTTTTGACGCGACCTCAACATGGCCGTTCAACCTGGTACGTATAACTTCACGCTGCAACGTCGGGCCGATTTTTCGCTTGACCTGCAGTTCAAAGACGGCAGTGACGCTGCTGTTGATCTGACGGGTTATACCGTGTACGCCCAGGCTTGGGACAAAGCCCGCACCACAAAATCTGCTGATTTTTCGATTACATACGTTAATCGATCTGAAGGCAAGATTACGTTGAGCGTAACTGACACGCAGACGGCTGCGTTTCCCGATGAGTTGCAATATGACGTGCTGTTGGAAGATTCTGGCGGGACGCGAGAGTATTACTTAGAGGGCATTATTTTCGTTAGCCAAGGTTACACAGAGCCATGAGCAACAAAGTTGTCGTCACCAAGGTCACCACTTCTTCCTTGGTTCTTTCCTCTGGTACCCGAGGAGCCACAGGCGCTCAGGGGCCAGCAGGCGCTACTGGTGCAACCGGGCCTCAGGGTCCTGCAGGCGCAACTGGGCCGCAAGGCGCAACAGGTGCAGCTGGTGCTGATGGTGCGGACGGCGCAACTGGTGCCGCAGGCCCTCAAGGTGCAACAGGCCCTCAAGGTGCAACAGGCCCTCAAGGCGCAACAGGTGCTGCCGGTGCTGCCGGTGCTGCCGGTGCCGATGGAGCGGATGGAGCTACAGGCGCTACCGGACCACAAGGAGCAACAGGGGCAACAGGCCCTCAAGGTCCTGCCGGAGCTGATGGTGCGGATGGATCTGATGGTTCTGCAACCGTAAGTGTTGGCACAACTACTACCGGCAATGCAGGCACAAATGCGTCAGTAAGTAATACCGGAACAGGTACAGCAGCTGTTCTTAATTTCACAGTTCCGCGTGGAGCCACTGGCGCGACTGGGGCTCAAGGCCCAGCTGGTCAAGATGGAGCACAAGGCTCAGCAACAGTAAGCATCGGAACTACAACTACTGGTTCAGCCGGCAGTAGTGCGTCAGTATCAAACAGCGGCACAAGTACTGCTGCAACTTTAGATTTTACAATTCCAAGGGGTGCCACTGGTGCTACTGGAAACACTGGCGCAACTGGGCCTCAAGGTGCTACTGGAGCTGCAGGATCTGATGGAGCTGCTGGGGCAGCTGGGGCGGATGGTAGTGACGGTGCCGCAGCAACTGTTGCTGTTGGGACGGTAAGTACTGGATCGCCAGGTTCTAGCGCCACAGTTACCAATAGCGGCAGTAGTTCTGCTGCAACACTTGATTTCAGCATCCCAACTGGAGCAACAGGCGCAACAGGTGCAGCTGGCTCAAACGGTTCAAACGGTTCAAACGGTTCTGATGGGGCTGACGGGTCTGATGGTGCTGCAGCGACTATTGCTGTTGGGTCTGTAAGTACTGGTGCAGCTGGGTCGAACGCAACTGTTACCAATAGCGGCAGTAGTTCTGCTGCAACACTTGATTTCTCCATTCCCAGGGGAGCCACTGGCGCAACAGGCGCGACTGGGGCTCAAGGCCCAGCTGGTGCGGACGGTACTGACGGTGCAAACGGCGGAACAGATATTGTTTTAGATACAACCCCACAGCTGGGTGGCGATCTGGACATGAACTCTAAGTTCATTTCTAGCGGCATCCTTGGGCTTAAAAACACTGGCTCTCAGTCAGAAGTTCGCTTGTACTGCGAAGTTAGTAACGCTCATTACGCAGCTATTAAGGCTCCAGCCCACAGCGATTTTAGCGGCAACATTACATTTACGATGCCTGCTACTGCAGGTTCAGCAAACCAAGTTTTAAAAACAAATGGCTCAGGCGTTTTGGCTTGGGTCGATCAAACGATTACTGATGGAGACAAGGGAGACATCACTGTTTCAAACAGCGGGGGAACGTTCACGCTGGATGACGGTGCAGTCACTTCAGCAAAGTTAGAAGACAACATAACAATTACCGGCAATCTTACAGTTAACGGGACAACAACAACTGTCAACAGCACAACGCTAAGTGTTGATGACAAAAATATTGAACTTGGCAGTGTTTCTACGCCAACAGATGCCACGGCTGATGGTGGTGGCATAACCCTAAAAGGTGCAACGGACCACACGATTGTCTGGTCAAACAGCACTGACAGTTGGGACTTCTCTGAGCACGTCAACATTGCTAGTGCCAAGGAGTTCCGTATTGCAGGCACGAAAGTCCTTGATGCAACGAGTCTTGGCAGCGCAATTGTCACTTCAAGCCTGACTGCTGTTGGCACCCTTGCAACAGGTGTGTGGAACGCAACGCCGATTGCAACTGCTTACATCGCTGATGATGCGGTAACAGCCGCCAAGCTCGCTGACACTGCAGTTACTGCCGGAACTTACAGCGCCGCTGACATCACAATCGATGCTCAGGGTCGTATCACTTCTGCCTCGTCTGGAACGATTGTCACCAGTGAGATTGCAGACACGGCAGTCACTACTGCCAAGATCGCTGATGATGCGGTAACTGCTGCAAAACTGGCAGATACTTCAGTTGCTGCTGGTACGTATACAGCGGCAGATATTACTGTCGATGCCCAAGGTCGTGTCACAGCCGCTGCTTCTGGGGCGATCGGCACCAGTGAAATTACTGATGCTGCAGTTACAACGGCCAAGGTTGCTGATGACGCAGTTACTGCAGACAAACTTGCCAATACTTCAGTTAGCGCCGGAAGTTACACAGCTGCCGACATTACTGTTGATGCTCAAGGTCGCATAACTTCTGCAGCATCGGGAACAATCAGCACAAGCGAAATTGCTGACGATGCTGTTACCTACGCCAAGATCCAAAATGTAACAGCCACTGACAAGATCCTGGGGCGTAGCACGTCCGGCGCTGGTGCAGTTGAAGAGATCAGTTGCACATCTGCTGGTCGCGCATTGCTTGATGATGCGGATGCCGCCGCACAACGCACCACGCTTGGCCTAGCGATTGGTACGAATGTTCAGGCATACGATGCTGACACCGCAAAGCTGGACACCGCGCAGACGTTTACCGCTGCACAGACTTTCACGCCCCAAACCGTTCATAACGGTGGCGTTGTGCTCGATGGTCCGTATGAGCAAGTTGCTGAAGCTGTTTCCGCTCTTGATATTGACCTGAACGACGGCAACTACTTCACCAAGACGATTAACGGCAACTCGACCTTCACGTTTAGCAGCCCGCCTGCATCTGGAACGGTTGGCAGCTTTGTACTTGAGCTAACCCATACGTCTGGAACGGTGGAATGGCCTGACGGTACAGGCGGTCAAGGAACTGCACGTTTCCCTGCTAATACCGCACCTACACTGACGGCGGGCAAAACTCATCTATTCTTGTTTGTAACTGATGACGGTGGTACTACTTATCGTGGTGCTGCTCTTGTCGATTACGTCAACTAAAGAAGCATGGATCCGATTACTTTTACTATTGCATTAGGGGCCTCTGGCGCTGGCGGCGCAGCAGAAAGTTATTGGTTTACAATCTCATACGAAACAAACCAAGATCCCTCAAAAGTCCAAGCACTAGCTGTCGGTTCATCTGGAAATGTATTTACGACTGGAACTGCGAACGCCTCAGCTAGTAACACAAACATGACCAATCAGCATGGTTTAATGCTTAATAAATATGACAGTGACGGTAATTATCAATTTTCAAGGAAAAACGCAGCAAGTGATTTTCTTACTGGCATAACTGAACGTTTTGCGGCTGTAGCTACTGATAGTAACGATAATGTTTACATTACAGCTGATCAACCTCTTCGACTTGTTAACGGAGCGGTTGATTATGGTGGAGCTTGGATTATTAAGTATAATAATTCTGGTACGCGTCAATGGCATAAACAAATAGGTATTTCTAATTCAAATGTTGCTCATTTTTCCGACATTGCTATAGATAGTAATGACAACATTTTTGCTTTTGGTCATGCCCGTGAAACAGGATCAGGAGATCGTGGGTATTTTCTTGTAAAATATAACACGTCCGGAGTAGTGCAATTTCAAAAACGAATTACTGGTAGCAGTTCAATGAACAGCGAAAGTCAAGGTCTTGCAATAGATAGCTCTGGTAACTTTTACCTTACTGGATTTTCTGCCCATAACTTTTCTGGATTTTCTATCGATGCCGCTGTTACCGTAAAGCTAAATAGCTCTTTAGCTGTTCAATGGTCAAGAGCATATGCCCTAAGTGGTTCAGAGCCTATGGGTAGAGGTATTGGAGCGGATTCATCTGGAAACGTATATGTAAGAGTAAGTGCTGGTGGCTCTGGCAATAATCGTCTGATTAAATATAACTCATCTGGCACTTTGCAATGGGAACGTGAATTTACAGACAACTCTAGCTCTGATGGAAGTCTTGCGGTTGACAGCTCAGGCAATTCTTACGTTACTGGTAAAACAACAAGTAATGGGACAAATTTTATGAACATCATTAAGTTTGATTCATCTGGAACAGTGCAATGGAAAAGAAAAATTAGTGGTTCAGAAGGTAATGGTATTTTTGGCAGGCATATTTTACATTCTGGAGACAGTCTTTACGTCACTGGTAAAATTGATGGACACGGGCTCTCAGATTTTGTTGGTAAAATACCTGACGATGGTTCATTGACTGGAACGTACAGCACCACTGATTTTGGTAATGTTGTCTATGAAACTTCTTCAATTTCAGCATCAACACCAAGTGCTAACACGGACTACGCACATACTGCAAGTGTTTCTAATTCGTCCTTAACTGCGGCTGATTCTGATACAACTAGCTATAATTTTACCCGTAATGGTGAGGAGAACATAACGCTATCATGACACTAACTTTCTGGCCCTTACTTTCTTTTTAAGCCATGGCTTTAGCTCTTGTCGAAAACAATGCTGTCACTAAGTACCCCGTGGGTATTTATGAGCTGCGTAAAAAATTCCCTAACGTTAGTTTTCCTAAGCCGCTAGAAGGCGCAGACCTTGCATTTTTAGGCGTCGTCACCGTAAATGCTGTTGATGAACCTACTTTTGACAGCGGCACGCAAAAAGTTGAAGAAGGATCGCCTGCGCTAGCTGATGGGACTTGGAAGCAGACTTGGAACGTCATTGACTTCACTGCTGCAGAGTTGCAGAGCATCGCTGATAATGCCGCTGCAAGCGTTCGCGAACAGCGCAACCTAAAGCTAGCTGCCTGTGACTGGACCGTTTTAACTGATAGTCCGTTAACGACGGCTAAGAAGACAGAGTGGAAAACTTACCGGACAGCACTGCGAAATATCACTGCAGCAGAAGGCTTCCCGAATAGCATTAGCTGGCCGACTGAGCCTTCCTGATGCAAAAACCCGACCCAATGATCCCCTGCAAGCCAGGGGCAGAAGACACTGAGGCAATGGCGAATCGAGTGTCGTGGCTTGAGATGCTATTTATGCTTGAAGGCCGCGACAAGCCTGATCATCCAAAGCGTGGTCTTTTTACCGGATTGCATAAGAAGCACTACTCAACGTTCCCTGGAAGGGATGAAAACTAAGGATCAGATTGTCAACTGTCCATTGACCACGCCAGCTAATCTGGCTCAAGAAAACTCAACCCCTTCTAATGATCAAGTCTTTTGTGATTGGTGCAGCCGCTACGGCAGTTGCATTGGCACCAGCGTCTGCCCTCGCTGGTCCTTACGTGAATCCTGAGTTCAACGGAGCAACTGTTGGTGACGACTACCTTGGTGGTTCGTTAAACCTTGACGTTGGTTACGAAGGCGGCGAAGGCGCTTATTCGTATTTCATTCAAGGGGGTCCAGTCATTCTCATGCCTAATGGTGTGGATAATGAAGTTGAGTTTGCCGGTAAATTTGGCGGCTCGGTTGCGGTTGCTGAAAGCGTTTCTGTTTACGGAGAACTTAGCGGCGTTTCTGGCGACGACTTCAGCTGGGGATCTAAACTCGGGTTGAAGTACGGTTTCTGAGCTATAACTAGCTTAGGTTTCTCACACAGACCGACAAGAGGTTCCCGCAAGGGGGCCTTTTGTTTTATCTGGAATCATCATGCAAAAAGTTTTTAATCTGCTCGGCGCTACAGCATTTCTGATGTCTGGAGCAATGGTTGTTGGATCGGCTGTGCTTTACACGCGCATCCCATCGCTGACGAAGCATTAC